ATAATCATAATTTAATCTACTTACAGTCTGCATAGTAGTACTAAGTAATACTTAGAATAACTTAATATGGAGAAACACATTGTGTCCATAGACGTAAAGACTGAAGTCGTTGATGTTTCTTTGTCCCCTGCTACAGAAGCACCCGTCCCTGTTGTCAAACCCAAGGGCAAGGGTGGTAGACCAAAGAAGTCAGCGATACTTGAAAAGACAAAAAGACCTAAGCGTGGTAGACCTATCGGTGAAGCTGGTAGGATCAGAGAGTTCCATGCTAGGTTGTTAGCTACTACTGGTGATAAGGTCATTGAGACTATCATCAGGAAAGCTCTGAGTGATGAAGACAAGGACCAGGTTGCTTGTCTAAAGATGTGTGTGGATCGTTTGCTACCGATCAGTTATTTTGAAAAGGAAAAAGGATCAGGAAGAAACGCTATCAACATTACGATCTCTGGCATTGGTGGATCAACAGTGATCGAGTCAGAAGATTCCACAGAAGACTATATTGACATGGAAGAAAATGATGGATCTACAGATTAAACTGCTACCCTGGCAGCAAGAGGTCTGGAACGATCCTAGCAGGTTTAAGGTTATAGCGGCAGGGCGACGTACAGGGAAGAGTAGACTAGCGGCATGGTGCTTGATTGTAGAAGCACTGCAGGCAGATAAAGGTCACGTATGGTATATCGCACCTACGCAGCAGCAGGCACGAGATATTATGTGGCAGCAGTTGCTGGAACTAGCACACCCTGTCATATCTGGTAGTCATGTAAATAACATGCAGGTGAAGCTAGTTAATGGGTCTATGATTAGCTTGAAGGGTGCAGATAGACCAGAGACAATGCGTGGTGTGGCATTAAAGTTTATTGTCCTTGATGAGTATGCTGACATTAAACCACAGGTGTTCGAGCAGATTCTAAGACCTGCTTTAGCAGACTTAAAAGGTAAGGCAATCTTTATCGGTACACCTAAAGGTAGGAACCACTTCTACGACATCTATAAGATGGGTAAGAGTGGTGATGAGAAAGACTGGAAAGCTTGGCACTTTACTTCGTTAGACAATCCTCTTCTTGATCCTGAAGAGATTGAAATCGCCAAGAAGTCTATGTCTTCCTTTGCGTTTAGGCAAGAGTTCATGGCTAGCTTTGAAGCTCCTCAGTCTGAGTTGTTTAAAGAGGAGTGGATCAAGACAGCAGAAGAAGATGAAGAACCTGCTAATGGTGATTACTATCTAGCAGTAGACTTAGCTGGTTTTGAGGATGTAGCAAAGAATGCTAGTAACAAGAAGAAGCATCTGGACCAAACAGCTATAGCGATAGTCAAGGTACATGAAGGTGGTTGGTGGGTAGATAAGATTGATTATGGCAGGTGGGATATTAAAGAGACTGCCAACAAGATTCTTAAGCATGCCAAGGAATACAACGCATCAATAGTAGGGATAGAACGTGGGGCATTGAAGAATGCGGTTCTGCCTTACATGCAGGAGTTGATGTTAAAGTTGCAGGTGTATCCTAGGATTGAAGACCTGACCCACGGTAACAAGAAGAAGACAGATAGGATAGTCTGGTCACTGCAGGGTAGGTTCGAGCATGGTCAGATTACTTTAAGGGAAGGTGAGTGGGTTAAAGAGTTCATAGATCAGTTGTTGAACTTCCCCACCGCTAACGTGCATGATGACTTACTAGACGCTCTAAGTTATATCGATCAGGTATGTACAATGCCTTTTGATATGGATATGGACGAAGAGGAATACGAACCTTTAGACGAGATATCAGGATACTAATATGGCATTCGGAACAGCAGCTAAAAGTATTGTTCAGAGTATGTTCCCTGAGACAGCAGGGTTACGTCAAACCTTTGGTGGTATGGAGGTTGATACTCCTGACGAAGGTATGTTGTCTCGTCTTAAAGACCCAGAGCTTATTGTCGGTACTAAAGGCATTAGCATGGCTCAGAACTTCCAAGACCCTACTGCTGTCAAACAAGAACGTAAGAACATGTCGATAGCACAGGACATGTTTAATCGTGGTGAACCTAACGAAGACATCCTAGCTCGTACTGGTTTTTTTATGGATGAAGATGGCGAGCTTAAGAAAGAGATTGACGATCTAGGTTCTACATGGAAGATTGAACCTGATGAAGTTAAAACTAACACTCCTTATTTATTGAAGGATGTGTTTGATCATCCTAGTTTGTTTAACTATTATCCTAACTTTGAAGATATTCCGATTGAGTTCTATCGTGGTAAAGGTTCAGAGAAAGGTGAGTTTAGTAAGACAGGAAAGATTAGAATCAATAAGAATAGTCCTGACTTTGTAGACGGTCCTCAGTATGTAATGTCTACAATGCTGCATGAAATCCAACACGGTATTCAAAAGCTAGAGCGCTTTACCCAAGGCGGTGACTGGCAAAAGTTTCTAAGGAAACCTTTAGAGTTTGCTACGCAAGAAGAAAAAGAACAAGCATTTAAAAAATACTTAAGTCTGGGTGGTGAAGCTGAGTCTCGTAATGTGGAGCTTCGTTACTTGTTTCGTTTTTTGAATCCTGAGAAGACACCTCCATCCTGGCTACAAACTTTAGCTACAGATCCTATGTCAAGGAAGTATGGCATTACAAAAGAAAACCTAACAGACAATCGTGGTAGTACTATTGATCTTCGTAGCGACGCTGATTACGAAGATGTATTCTATTCTGAACCAGAAAGGACTATTTAATGGCTGACTTTGCTGAAGACAAGATGACAGAACCAGACAAGGATCTGGTAAACTTTGTTATCTCTCACACTGATCGGTGGCGTGAGTGGCGAGACAATAACTACCAGCGTAAGTGGGATCGCTATGAGCGACTGTACTACGGTGTGTGGTCAGACGAGGATAAGGTTCGTAAGACTGAACGCTCTAAGATTGTAACACCTGCTATTCGACAAGCAGTAGATAATAAAGTTGCTGAGCTTATCGAAGGCATTACAGGTAACGGGAAGTTGTTTGACATTAAAGATGACAATATGGATCAGACTGGTCCTCAAGATGTCTACCTAATGAAGAAACAACTAACAGAAGACCTGAAGCGTGATAAGTTTGAGAAGGAAATCCACAAAGTAATTAAAATGGGAGAAGTCTTTGGTACTGCTGGAGCAGAGATTCTAGTTAAAACCAAGGTTCAGATGTCTCCAACTACGCAACCAATGCCTGGTCAGGGTATGGCAGCGGTAGGAGTAATGGAAAACGAACGTGTTTCGGTACAAATTAAAGCAATTCATCCACGAAATCTTCTTGTTGACCCCAATGCTGAAGACATTAATGATGCTTTGGGTGTAGCAATCGAGGAGTATACCTCATTGCATAAGGTAGTTAAGGGTATTGAGGATGGCATTTATCGTAAAGTTACCATTGAACCCTTCTATGATGACAACGATCTTGAGCCAACCACCCAGGATTCAGTGTTTACTGATGACAAAGTACGTGTTATGCGCTACTATGGTCTGGTTCCTCGTGAATACCTGAAGAATCTTGAGGGTAAAGACAAGGAAATTGTAGATCTGTTCCCTGAAGACAGCGCTGCGGATGAGGTTTCTGACCTCGTAGAGGCTGTTATAGTCATCGCTAACGGGTCGCTACTGCTTAAAGCAGAGGAAACCCCTTACATGATGAAGGATCGCCCCGTATTGGCGCATAGACCTGAGACTGTGCCTGGATTATTCTGGGGTGTAGGTACGGTTGAGAAGGGTTACAACATGCAGATGGCTATTGACGCTCAGATGCGCTCACATCTGGACAGTCTAGCACTGACTACTGCACCTATGATGGGTATTGACGCTACCCGTTTACCTCGTGGTGCTAAGTTTGAAGTCATTCCTGGTAAGTCTATTCTCACTAACGGTAATCCTGCAGAGATTCTTCAGCCATTTAAGTTCGGTGTTACTGATCCTAGTAACTATGAGACTGCTAAGGGGTTTGAAGCTATGCTTCTGCAAGCTACAGGAACCCTAGATTCTGCTGAGCTAACACGTGCTGCAGCAGGCTCACAGGGCGCTGGTGGGCTTGGTATGTCTTTGGCTATGTCTGCTATCGTCAAGAAGAACAAACAGGCACTGACGAACTTCCATGAGGATTTCCTGATGCCTATGATTACGAAAGTAGCTCATAGGTACATGCAGTTCGATCCTAACCGTTATCCAAGCCAAGACTTTGTGTTTATCCCTGTTACTTCGGTAGGTATGATTGCCAGGGAGTACGAGCAACAGCAGTTCATTGGGTTGCTGCAAACGCTTGGACCTGAGTCTCCTGTGGTTCCTTTAGTACTACAAGGAATTGTTGAGTCATCCAGTCTGGGTAACAAAGAAGAGTTAGTAGCTGCACTGCAGCAGATGAACCAGCCTAACCCAGAACAGCAACAGATGCAGCAGCAACAGATGCAACAGCAGATGGAACTGATGAACGCTCAGATCCAACAGCTTATGGGTCAAGCTGCTGAGTCTAACGCTGACGCACAGGAAGCACAAGCTCGAGCACAGAAGATTATGGTTGAAGCTCAGATGATACCGCAGCAAATGCAGGTAGATCTAATGAAAGCTATTACCCAGAACCTAAAAGAGGAAGACAAAGACGCTTTCGAGCGTAGGGTTGAGATAGCTAAGTTGCTACTGAAAGAACGTGAAATGACCTCAAATGAAAAAATAGTTCAAAATCAGATGCAAACTACTTGACAAATGATTAAATTTATGGTATAATGTATTATATAAATAGGGACTCCGCAATGGATAAAGACCTACAAGAATGTAAACTATGTAAAGAACAGCTTCCATTAAGTTTGTTTAATAAAAACGGACGATATAAAAACGGATACTACAAGCACTGTAAAAAATGTCACTATGAAACTTATGGTAGAGATTCGCATTATAAACGAACATATGGCATAAGTAAAAAAGAATATGAAGAGCAGCTTTTAAAACAGAATTACAAATGTTTGGTATGTGAAAATTTTGAAACAGAAGGTAAGTTTGGTAGATTAGTTGTAGATCATTGTCATAAAGACGGTGGAATTAGAGGTCTTATATGTCAGGGTTGCAACATAGCACTAGGCTGTGTTAAAGATAATTCTGATACTTTAAGAAAACTTGCTAATTATTTAGATGAGTATTATGGCAATTGATAAAGAATTAGATGATTACTATTCATCTCGATTTGAGATGATGTCTTCTAAAGGTTGGAAAGATTTTATAGAAGACGTAGACAATATAATCAAACAATATAATAACGTTCTTTCGTTGAACTCTGCTGAAGAGTTTCACAAACGAAAAGGACAACTAGACATTCTCTACTGGGTTTTAAATCTTAAGCAGGAATCTGAAGCTGCTTGGAAAGAGTTAAACAATGAAGAGAATTTTTGAATTTAGGTGTGTTAAAGATCACGTAAGTGAAAAGCTTGTTGATGATGAGGTCAGATCTATAGAATGTCCTCATTGTCGCAATGAAGCTTCTCGTATTATCTCGTCACCCCGTATTTGGTTGGAGGGCATCACTGGTGCGTTTCCTTCAGCGGCAGATGCGTGGGCTAGAAAACACGAAGAAGCAACAAGAGTCGCCTACAAAAAACAAGAAGCATAGTTTTCAGGTGGCATTTTAAATTTCCTAGAATCCATTGTGGACAGGAGGATAATGTGGCAGCTACTTTTTTTGACCCGCCAGTAGAAGATGATGAGCCAGTAGACCAGGTTACTGAAGCTGAGGAAGAAACTCAGGTAACTCCAGAACCAGAACCGCAACCAGAGCCAGAAGAACTTCCTTCTAAATACAAAGGTAAGTCTTTATCTGAGATTGTCAAGATGCATCAAGAGGCTGAGAAGCTGATTGGTAGACAAGCTCAAGAGGTAGGTGAGGTACGTAAACTTGCTGATGAACTTCTTAAGCGACAACTCGATACTCCTAAAGCGGAGGCAAAGGCTGCTACAAAAGAAGACGAGATTGATTTTTTTGCAGACCCTGACAATGCTGTAAACAAGAAGATTGATAAGCATCCTGCTATTTTGGAAGCTAGGCAACAAGCCTTGGCTCTGAAACAGATGCAGACCTTGAATCGATTACAGCAAGAGTTTCCTGATTTTCAGGCAACAGTCAACGATCCTGAGTTTGCAGATTGGGTTAAAGCATCACCTGTACGGTTACAGTTGTACGCACAAGCAGACGCCCAAGGCGATTATAACTCTGCTGCTGAGCTACTAAGTACCTGGACATATGTTAAACCTAAAGCTGCTCCAGCACCTGCTGAACAAGAAGTCAAGAAGCAGCAACGTGCAGCAGTAAAGCAAGCTACAGTAGATGTTGGCGGTCCTACTGGTTCTGCACCTTCGAGTAAAGTATATCGGAGGGCTGATCTTATCCGACTACAATTGGAAGATCCTGATAGATACGCTCAACTACAGCCAGAAATTATGGCAGCGTATGTAGAGGGACGAGTTAAATAAACTTTATAAAGGAAATATAAAATGCCTCTCGGAACAGCACATGTAACAAAGACTACCGCCGATAAGTTTATCCCAGAGATTTGGAGTGATGAGATTATCGCTGCCTATAAGAAGAATCTTGTAGCAGCTAATCTGTTCTCCAAAATGTCTTTCCAGGGT